GTAATCATAAATGTTATGACCACCTTGAGATTTGCCAACATATTTAATGTTTTCTTTCATTCTAGGATCTGAGAAGAAAGATTTAGCAATACCACCTAAAGTAGAAGCTGTTGATGGTCTGTATGTTTCTGTTCCTGATTTAGAAGAAGCGCCACCATCGAAAGTGCTACCAATACCAGCAACACCAGAGATAGTCTTAAGAGCGTTAAGAGTGTTAGCTTGACTTTCATCAAACTGTGCTTTATTAGCATCCAACTCTGCTTGATTTTGTGTCTGATATAGACCACCAGCTGTTTGACCTTGACCAAAAGCTGTGTTAGCAAAGTCTTGACCACCCGCCATAGCATTAAGGCCGAACTGCCCGCCTTGTAGAAGCTGTGTATTAGCGTTCAACTGGTTTTGCAAGTTTTGGTTATATTGGCTTTGACCCTGAGATAGCCCTGTTTTAAACAAATCACCACGAATTGTACTAGCTAAGTCAGTCATCCGATCAGCAGCACCACGTGTTGCAATAGCAGACTCTACACCAGCTCTAGATGAGTTAATATTACCAGAGCCTGAAGCAGACCTATTAATGCCTGGTAACTGTTGTTCAAATAAATTACGATTTACATCTCTAGTAGCAGCATCAATCATGCCGCCAACATACGGATTGTTAGCGTAAGAAGACGCAGTACCTAAAATTTGTTGTGTAGGGTCACCGCTGTATTGTTGAAACAGGTTTTGTGCGTTAGCGCCGGCATTTCCGCTTGCCAATACGTTAGGAAGACCAGCTGCAAGACTGGCGTAGCCTAGGTTACCTGTGTTTTGCCCAAAGTTTCCTAAGGTGTCCGCAGAGCCTGTCTGATACGGGTTTAGACCCGCAACCCTTTGACCTGTATAAGCAGGTGTATTAAGAATATTTGTTAAAGCTGTGCCACTACCTGTGACTGCTTGTTGATAAAGTGGTTTAGAAATCCCCCACGCTGCGTTGGAGATAGCATCACCAGAACTTTGCTGGCTAGATGTACCCTTATCACTGAAAAACTTACCCATTTTTACTCCATATCCATATTTCTTTAAAGTTTGGTAGGTGTTTTAACCTCTTAAAACCAAACAACTTTAAGAATTTTTGATGTTTTTGGTCATGTAAATCGTGCAAAGCATGGATCGGACCACCGTGTGTGTTTGCTACAGAGCACCAAGACTCCTGTAGTTTCTCTTTTATACTTTTATTCCAGTTAAACACATCACAATGGACAAAAGTACCTTGTAAATGCTGTTCAAACCTTATTACATAATCATTAGTAATACAGACAGACACCTTTAGATAGTGCTCATGTACTACTTCAGGTATCAGAGGAGAACCATAGATCATGGTCCCTCCAATACTTTGATTCTAGCTTCGGCCTCATATAAAGCCTCCACCACAGTCTGAAGCATAGACTCTAGTTTCCTGAGTTCTTCTTGAAGATACTTCAATTGAGACTCTGGTAAGGAAGGCTGAGGGCTCCTAGTATATACCTGTAGTGGAATTTTATATGCCATTTTATCGCCTACTTGTAACTATAATGTCTGCATCAAACCCAGAAATACGGAAGTTTTCAATATCGCTTGTGCTTATCTTATAAGCTAAATATCGACCAGAAACTTTAGTATCTATCTTGTATTCGGTGTCAGGACTATACATATAATTTGTTGAATATACGATAGCACCGCCAGGTAAATCTGTAGCACCTAGTTGCCATAAAAACTGACCATCGGTAACTTCAAATTGAGCCTGAGGCACAACGCTTCTAATTTGTTTGTAACCTCTTAAACCTGCTTGTTGCTCATCTAAGTCAATACCTTCACGAGCAACCCATGATGGTTTAAATGTTTCTAATGCTGCTGGTAAGTTAACCGCACCTACAGTAGGTAAATCGATAGCATATATCCTAGACTCTGTAAGACCATTAGTAACATCCGTAATTCCTAACATAATAGGAATCTTAGGTGTTGATGTCTCAAAAGAAACATAGTCAGTGTTGTAGTTTTCGTATGTATCTGTAACGTCTGGATATAAAGTCTTGTTAAGATTTACCTGTGCTTCAGCACCACCGATTATATTCGGTAAATCCATAAAAGACCAAGTATCAGATCTATAGTTATATACAGCAGATCTATTACAGAACTTAGTATTAGCAAAGTTTGCTTCGTTCTGGCGGGTATAGAAACTAAAATAAATTAAGTTAGCTACTGAGTCATGTAAGACAAAGCAACGGGATTTCTTATTAATGTCCAGATTCTTATAAATGGCCCTGCGTACTCTTCCGTCAGCTAGTGACTTCTTAGTAGAGCCATCGTGTACATAGATGTCATCAGAACCAAACACATAATGTTTACCTTCAACCTCGACTACACAGTTTACGTTTAGAATACCTCCAGTAGGAAATAGCCTACGGAAGTTGAACACAAAACTAGAACCAGTGTACTCCATTTTCCAGACTTGATCTGAAGAATATAATACAAACTCTGTGCCTAACGCTAGGCCGTCAATAAGGGGGTTCTTTAGTTCCCCTAATACGTTTTCACCAGCGTTGTTTGTAGTGGATGACTCATCCCAATCAATAGACTCTACCGACTGACCATATTGTACAGGGTCAGACCACTTAACCATCGTAGGATAATTGATAGCACCCTTAGTAACGTTAAGGGCAATAAGGTAGTCATTGTATGACCGCATGACTGCACAGGTTTCATCAGCCGCCCAGGAGGCAGTATTGAAATATTTATACGCCACATCAGTAGTTAGATTACGAGCGTATGGTCTAGTGTTCTTACGAGATAAGACAGATAAACCAGCTACTTGTGTAGACGCCCAAGGCTCTTCGTTAGTAATTAGTGTTCCAGTAACTGGGGTTTGTAACTGTAGGTTACCACTTGGATAACCACGTACAGTACCGTCCTTATCACAGACAAAAACAGTTTCACCAGTGGCTGGATCAGACACAGAACCTACATATCTAGATGAGTCTGTATTGTTTCCCTCAGCTGCCTCATAAGTTACTGTAGTTGAGTTCCAGGTTTCTAGATTAAAATCATTCCAAGTCTTTGCAGACTTAACAGCCTGATACAACTGTTTAAACACAGGTGCCCTAGAGATCCTGTCTTCGTCAAAGATTACGTTGTTACCGTCACTAAAAGCATTAATAGGAAGGTCATAGGGGTTAGCATCAGTAACAATCCCTACCCCACCTAATTGTCGAATAGGGAGTGTAGCCATCTTAAGCCTTCATAATATAAGCTAATGCGTAGTAAGGGGGTCTATTTTCATGAGCTAAACCACCACCAGTAGTCGTAGCTGAAGCTGTAATAGTATGGGTGTGGTCGCCAACACCACCAATAGACACAGAGATTCCTGTGGTTGCTGCGGCAGTTTCAGGTGTAAATAGGATGTTATTGTTTGCATCACCCTCGCCAGTAGGATAGCCAGGGGCTCCTATACCGTTACCTGCATAGTAAATATGTCTATGACCTGGGTCAGACACTGACGCTGAGTGGTTATGTGCACCTGCTCCACCAGAAGTAGCAGAGATGTTGTGTGTATGTGATGGGATCTGCGTCTCATTAAGAGTTACAGTATTCGCACCACCTGTAGCACCAATAGCATAAGATGTGCCAGCCCCTACAATGAATCGATCACGCAAGTCAGGGGTATCGTTTGTACCATCACATAAATACCAACCAGCTGGAGAAGTTACACCAGACCACATAGCAATTAGGCCTGTAGGAACAGGACTATTTAACTGAGATGGGGTACTTGTTACAGGTGAGTTTAAATTAGGGAAAGTCTCTTTTAAGACCTTCTTGATTAGACGTAAATGGTCATCAGCCTGTGATACTGTATCAGTAGACAAGGGGTTAGACGTATTTAGGTCTGAAATATATAAAGCAGATTCTAATGGCATATGTTTCCTTAAAGTTGAATAATAGAAACAAAGAATGACTCATTACTCAAATTCTGTGAGTTGACTCTAAACTGAATAGTATTATTATTTGTAGGAGTTACAAAGACTAGGATTGAAGCAGAAGGGTCAACCACATAGTTAGGCCCCCAAGATGGAACACTGTAGAATGACTCTGATAGCCCCCCAATACCCCATTGGAATTGTACTGAAATAGTAGGGGTACTACCTTGTACACCATAGTGATGCATACTAATCTGAACTGGCCTATTACTACCAGACACCCCAACTGAATAGGTTGTGTTTGTTGAGTAGCTACCCTGAGCTAATACACTAGGAGCAGGTAGATTAAACTCTTGAGCTTCTGTGATACGACCCTGGGCATCTACAGTTACTCTAGCTAACTTAGTAGCAGAACCATAAGATCCTGGAGTAACAGAAGTATTAGCTAAAGCAATAGTTCTATTAGCAGTTAAATCACCACCACCAGTCAAACCAGTACCAGGGCTAACAGTAATAGTCTTGGCAGCCTTAGTATCTAAAGCGGTATTAATAGTAGATACAGCAGAATTAAAACTATTAGTCAATGTTGTTAAATCAGACTGTTGTGCAGCATTAGGCACCTTACTATTAATGTCATCTTGAGTAACAGTAACAGGACCAGTGATATTAGGAAATGTAGCTTTAACTGTAGCTTTAACTAAACGCAAATGGTCATCACCAGAAGCAATAGGGTCAGAACCCAATGGGTTAGCTGCATCCAACTGGTGGATATAACTAGCGGTTTCTAAAGGCATATACGGACTCCTTGGGGGAAATTGAAGGCACCCCAGGGGGGTACTATTGTGAAATGGAAATTAAATTTATAGATAAACTATAAGTTAGTGTGGGTTAACTTAGGGGAGGAGAGTTGACTTTGGTTTTCTCAGGGAAAACCACTCTCACGTGAAAAGTCAACAACAACAACAACGACAAACAGCTTTAACTCTTTTTTGAAATTCATTTTATTAGGGCCTAGGGGGGGTACTATAGCCAGCCAAGGGGGGAAAACGGGAGGGCCAGCGGATAGGCCAAGGCTAGAGCCTTGATATATATAGATTATTACTAGATAAGATATCTAATTAAAATTCCTAAATTAACTTTTGTGTCATTAGGTTAAGGCCAGGCCATTAGGTTAAGGGAAATTTTTCTAGAATGGCCCTTTTGATTTATTTGAAAACAGGGAGATAGTGGGGCCAGGGATCACTATAGGATCTCTAGAGATCATCCCACGATAAACCCAGGGCAATGCCAGGCTAAAAACTAAACGCTCTCTTATGCGCTCTTATGTTATCCCAAGGCTATAGCTTTGGTATGATCCTGGGCCAGCTATCGCTTACCAGGTAGATAGAATATTTCTCATAATGTGGAATGACAAAAGATAAAAGATTATGAGACAATGCCATATGTTCAATTAATTATATGAGGTTTATATGTCACTAGATCTAGAAAACGGTTTGAAATTGGTAGCACTTAAGGATATTAAAAAGGGCGAGTATTTCAAGCGCAAAGCGAATAGCAATAAGGTATATACCAAAGCGGAATATAGAAGAGACTTAGCTAAATACCAGTGTGAAGAGCATTCCGATATATGGGGGAATGGTTTACAATTAAAAGGTAATACTCTAGTTTTTATCGGTTTCACATACTAATTTTTAAAGGGGATCACTATGTTTTTAATTATGGGCTTTGCTCACTTGTTCGCTTCTTTTGTCTTGGCCCTTACTTATCCTGGCTCTAATGATCTAATGGTTCACGCTATAGGCGGGGCCGTTGAGATAGCTATAGGGCTCTATATTTTCTTTTCTAATAATTGCAAATTTTCAGTTTAAGGGATCACTATGTTAACTAAATTATTTGAGTATTTTTTAGGCTTGCTTTTGGCCTTGGCTTTTTTTGGTATGTTTTGGATATCTTTCTTTTTTGATCGTTTACCTATTTAATAAGGGGATCACAATGTCAACACTATTTCAAACTCATAATATTAGTTTCAATAAAAAGCCTAGTAAGGCCGTTTTAATGCGCTCAATTGGTAAGTGCCTAGAGCAAGGCGCAAAATCTATAAGCCTTACATGGGGGGAAAATTGGATAGATCTAGATTTTCACCCAGGCCAGAAACAATGGCACGGCCAGGGCTGGATAAAAGAATTAGGCGGGGACGATATCGCCCAGGAATTAAACTCTATACGTGCCCAGGCTATTAAGGATATCCAGGCTTCTAAAAAGTTTTATAACGATCATTTTCAATTTATTAAAGTGGGGTTTTAATATGTACCAAGTTATCAATTTTGCAATGCCAAAAAGCCGTATTAAGTCTATCAAAGTAGCCCAGGCTATCGCTGGATCACTAGGAAAGCCTAGCAAAATGCCAGGTTTCACTTATGGGATAAGTGCCAAGCTTTGTAAAGTGGGCGCCAAGCTGGCCAAAGTGCCTGGATCAGTATGTTTTGATTGTTACGCTTTAAAGGCTAATTATCAATACCCAAGCGTTACCAAAGCCCACGATACACGGGAAAAAAGCTTATCTAGCCTAAGCTGGGTAGATAGCATGGTTTATATGATTAAGGCTAAGGC